GAGTAATATTATTATATCTAGTTTCAAATTCATTTTTATAAGTTACTTGATATGGTGGTATTATTTCTGGCATTGTTATTATTATTTGTACATTTAACGAATCATCTGGATTAAAGTTATCATAATCTAAAAACATTTTTTCATAATTTAAATTATCTTTAAAGTAAACTGCTAAATCAAAAGTTTTTTCAACAGCCATGTTTCCTTTATTATCAATTAATTCATACACCACTGTTCTTCCTCTTGACATTAAAAAGTTTATGCCATCACTCACATCTAAGTCTTCGCCAGATTCAGGTCTATATAATCCTTCAACAGGCACTAATCTAAAATTTTTAAATTGTGTTGGAGCATCAGATGAATTAATTAATTGTAAAACTCCCGTATGTAACATATATTGTTTCGCTAATCTTAATCTTTCTTCATCTTCAAGTATATGAGTCAAAGTTACAGGATCACCATGAGGAGCGACAAATTTAGCCATAGTTATACCAGGTGCAAGTTTTGTTCTCATTGTTATAGGTAATCCTGCTGCAACTTGATTTACTGGATTAAAAGTTGGTGCTACATAGTAATCAGTTTTAACGTTTGTTATTTTATCCGACTTATATAATTTTGCTGGATTTCTTGATCTGCCAAGTGGAACACTACCTCTGACTGCTATCTTATCTTTACCAACTGTTCTACCAGTAGCAGCTGGTGTCATTCTTGAAACATGTGGAGATAATACTCCATCAGTTATACATGCACCGATAAATGTTTCATTTCTTGCATTATTAGGATCTCTTAATTTTGATCTTACCTGCATAGTATTTAAATCTGTAGTTGATACACCGCCATAATGTTCTAATCTATTTAACTTGTTAAATAATGCTTTATCTTCATCAATCGATAATCTTTTAATTGCAACTGTAGAATTTTCAAGTGCACTATTCATTAAAGATTGTGTAGGTTGTTGAGTATTTTTATTTGTTGCTTCAGTAAAAGTTACTGATGATTGTGCACTTCCAGCGGCAGGACCAACGGCAGCTGTTGCAGCTTTACCTGCTGTGTTTGCGTTGCCAGATAAATTACCATTAAAAGTAGGTGCTGTCATACCTACATCTGCAATTACACCTTGTGTAGCGTGTATTGAAGTTGAATTAACTCTAGGTATGTGAGCAGTCTTAGCATACATTACAATTTCTTCACCACCTATTGTTCCACTATCACCAGTAACTGCTAAAGAAGAAGCTGCTAAATTAATACTCTTAGAAGTAAAAGTAACTTCTTTTTCAGCTGTCATAAATAAAGTTCCACCTGTATTGTTATTCTGATCTTCACCTACAAATACGCTTTTTGTTTTTTTAACGATATCGTTATTATTACCATGTATAAAATTCATTTTATCGCCACCTACAGTTTGCGACATACCACCAAGTATTTGTTCTTCTTTACTACCACCAATATCTAAAATATAACCTCTTTTAACTGTTTGTTCAATATCGCCTTCACACTTTACATTAAAGTCACCACCGACTTCAATATCAAAATCGCCAGAAACTTTTAATTTTAAATTACCACAATAAACTAATTCACCGTCGCCATCAACAATTACTTTTTCATCCTTTGCTGTCACTCTTACTGTATTGTTTGTAGAACCATAAACAACTGTGCCATCTGCACGCATTTCAACACCTGATCCAGTCCTATGACGTATCATTATTCTTTCACCATCAGGAGTATCATCTACTTCAATAACATGGCCTGATGCTGTTTCTTTTACTTCACTGTTTGGATATATGCTTGTCGGTTCTTTTTTTAATCCTAAATCTACCCCAGGGCATGAACCACTTACTTCAACATTTTTTCTTAATGTTCCTCTTGCAATGTTATTAACAGATGAAGCTTCTTCATATTCAACTTTAGGAAATATTCCTAAAGGATCACTTTTTCCGTTGTCTCTTTGTTTAAGAGAGTTTGAAGCAGCTGTAGATAAAGTTTTTAACTCTTCTCTATTTGTCATTTAAATAATCCTTGTCTTATTTTTTTAGCAAGATCTGTGCTATTCGCTTTTAAATTAGATAGAAAATTATTTACTTGTCCACTATTTGTGTCGAAGTCTTTAATTCCTGTTTTTACACCTAAATCTGAAAAGCCTTTACTTGCGGCACCAAATGATTTATTTGCAGCATTTTGTATATCATTATCTATATTTGATTTATTAGCTTCTAAATCGTTCATCACATCTTTAAATTTTGCAATACCGGCATCTATTTCTTCTTGAATTTCTTCGCCAGTTTTAGGATCTGTTCTTTCAAATTTTTTAGTGATTCTTGAAGGATTAGTATTATTAATTTTTGTTTCTATCTCAGTAACAACCTTTTTTGGTATTAAATTTTTAGGTGGTTGAATGATCGCAAGTACCTTTCTATCTATAGTAGAATTTTCTTCATCTGATGGATCTTCAATTACTTGAAAATCAATATCAAACTTTTCTCTGACAGCACCTACATCAAAACCTGGTCCTGTTGACTGTTCCAATATTTCACTATCAGCATAAACATTTATTCCTGGAGTTATTTTTAATATCTTTCTGATAAAAAGTTCAAATGATTTATGTTGTTCAAAATTAACTGGATTATTTGGACCAGCAACAAACATAAACTCTAACCCTGTGTTTGCGTATTGATCACGTTCTGGATGTCTAACTTCATTAACAGGACGTCCTCTTTCAATTCTTCCGTCTGTTAAACACAAATAATGTGATTGAATACCAAACTTTGCAGATTGAAATTTTAATGTAAGCTCTGCTAATTCTCTTGCTTTTACCGGTGTTTCACCAGCAGCAATATTTCTTCGTATTAATTCTTCTTTATCTTCTATTAGCTTCTGCTCATGCAGTTTTTTGGCATTCATTTTATCGGGCGGTCCATATCTATCATCACCTAAATATCCTACTGTTAAAACACTTATTGCATCATCTCTTAAAGAGTTAAGTCTTGGACTATTTGCTAATTCATCAAATAATTCGTCATCTGTATCTATGAACTTAAATTCGTGTTTTGTACTATTTGCTCCATCAAAAGTTGAAGGTGAACCGGTAACAATTTCAGCAGCTTTTGGTTTGATTGTGGACGAAGTAAGTGATCCTTTTGGAAAAAATTTACCAACGTTTGTATCAAGTGATACTCTTCCAGTTACTTCATCTACTCCTTCAACAAGTTTTGGAACAATTTTACCTTTAGGCAGTTTAACACCTTCAACAATACCAGGTATGCTTTGAGTAATACTAGGCAATCTTCCACTAAATATTCCTTTTAACTTTGCTAAACCATTTGCAAGAGCATTTGCGCCTGAACGACTTGCACCTGGTATCAATCCATTTATATCAGTACTAAATCCTGCAAAATTAAACTCAGGAGATTTATCTTTAATTTCTTGTCTTACACTTTTAACAATATTACTAGATGGTGTTTTTCCTTCAGACTTATCTGATATTGCTTCTCTTGCAGTAGTTAAAACTTTTGTAGTTATAGTTGAAGGTAAGACTTTTTCAGTTTCTTGTTTTATTTTTGATTCAGACATTGTGGTGTGTTTCTTAAGCACGTTGAAAAATGAACCAGTACTTGCCATGGCGAAAACTGATTTATTTAAATTACCACTTGATTTCATATTTGTTTTTTGGAATAAACTTGACAATTCATTTTTAAGTGAATCTACTTTATCAGCAGAACCGTCACCAGCACCCGGTAATAATTGAGCTACTGTAGGCCTGTTTCTAAAATCTAAAGTAGGTTTAGCACCACTTTGTAAACTTTGCAATCCATTTTTTACTTCACCAGAATTATTCATAGAACTCATATTTGAAATAATATTTTTCATCTTTTCGCTTTCGGCAGCTCCTTTTAAATCACTACCTATTCCACCTAACATTACGTTTCTAAATTGTATCATTTCAGGCGTTGCTGTTTGTTGAAACTCTTCTTCGCTTATTTCTCTTATAAAATCAACAGCTATAAATTCTTGTCTACCTGTTTGTAGTCTTATTGAAGTACCATTAAATATAAACTTTGATGGATCGTTAAAAATGTTTTGTGATATAGCACCGGGATCATCAGCGTCTTTACGTGTTCTTTTTACTCTAAGACCAGTAAGCTGTGTAACTTTTATGTTTGGAGAAAATACAAAAGTTATACCATCAAAGGTGCTTCCAGCGCCATCGTTTCTATCTTTTCTTTTAATTTGTATTGAGCCACTACTCATTCTTCTGCCTCTTGAAATGAACCTATGCCTAATTTATTAAATGTTTCTTGTGCAAATGCGATTCTTGTTTTTGTATGTGCAAGAGCTTTATTCGGCCTTTCATACTTATCTTGAAAAACTATTGTAGCTTCTTCAACGGTTTCAGTATTTCTTAATTGTCCTAAGCCAAGAAAAGATTCTGTTTCTAATTCAAACTTTACAAATCTTAGTTGTGCTTCCATTGTATTGTAATTTAATCCGATTCTTGAAGAATATTGTACAAGTTTTTTAAATCTTTCACCTGCTGCTTTGGCCGGATTCCATTGTGCTATGCCAAATGAATTTTCATCTTTAAATCCAGATCTTGCTAAAGGATTTATATCACCACCATTTGAAGTAGCACCAGATTCTACACAAAAATTACCTATCATACCACATGCCTGTTGAGGAGTAAAGAAACCTCCTATTGGTGAAACAAAAAAATTAAAAGCTTTTTCTATGTTTGTATTACCATCTAATTTTAAATTTATATCAGCTATAGGTTGACTTACATCATTTCTTAAAGTTTCAATCTTAGGTATAGAACCAAGCACTAAAGGTAATTGAGAATCTTTACCATCTAAAAAAATACCAAAAACCTGTGCTCTATTTTTGAGTCTTGAGTTTCCACCTAGACCGGAACTGCCATCTTCTGTTACTGGAATATTTACTTGAGCCCAAGGTAAGTCTTCATCAGGTATATCAACAGTGCTTTCACTGTGTACGCCATGAATTCTTACTCTAACTCTATCTAATTTTAAAGGATCATTGTTGCTTACAACTACTCCAATAAACCATCTAATAGAATCTCCATAATAAGCTTGCATTATATTTTTGTCTCCTGACCTAAGCTAGCTATTTTACCTAATAATAAAGTTGTTTCTGCTTTTTCATTAAAAAAATGATGAGTAGCACCCATTATAATGTAATCACCTGATTTTTTAGTATCAAAAACTGGTCTATTATCATCAATGCTTGAATTAGTATCTAGAAATGCAACTCTAATTGCTTTACCTAACGTATAGTTATTATCACCTGTTAAAAATTCTCTTGCTTTAACTGATATAGAAAGCGGAGACTTTGCTAAAAAATTTTTAAGAGCAGACATTTTAATTTTTTTGTTTTCGTTACCTTTTACTGTTTCATCATTGTAACTTCTAAATACTGTAGTTAAATTATTATAAGCACCAGAAGAACTTATAGAAGAAATAACTTTAGAATCATAAGTGCTTATATTTTTATCTTTTACTTTAAATTCATTTGAAAATGCATATCTTTTATTATCACCGCCTAGTAAATTTTTTGATATTACTTCTTGAAATAAATTTTCTACATTAAAATGAATCGATTCGCTTATTCCACTTAACGTATCATAAAAAACATTTTTAGAACCAACATTGCCATTCTCTATTAATCTAATTAAGTTTTCTGATGATTCATAAGCGTAACTATCTATTGTATAGAACTTGAGAATTGATTCACTAATATTTGCGCTTGGTGCATAAATGTAAGGCGTTTCGAGATTTTGTACAGTTTGTGATAGCATTGTATCTAAATCTCTTACTACTATGTTATCAACACCTAGAGGTGAATACACAAAGAATGGAAAACCAGAATCTGTTGTACATCTTTTTTTAAGCCACATGACAGCTTCTATCGGATGCATGTTTGGAATAATTACTTTCATATCCTTTATTGAATCAGTACCATCAATAAGAACTTTTTTGTCTAAGTTCGTATCTATTATTTTTTTAATTATGCTAGTTGGTGAACCAGTAAAAGATTTATTGATATTAAGTACTGTTGATTCAAACATATGATATTCTGTGCAGTGTATTACGACATTTTCTCTTCTTTCTTCAATTTTTTCAGTTTTTACTATCTTATCAATAACAAAATCTTTTCTTATCTCATTACCAGTATTAGCTTCTTCTGTTTCTACAAGAACTATTGAAAGTTTTTCACCACCTTGAAAGTCCATATCTTGAACTATATTTTCTTCATCAGCAAAAGAAAACGTCGCAGTAAGATATGGTTTTTCAATGTGTTCATAAATTTTCATCATATTTACAACTCTGGCAATATCAATACCAGTAGTTATTCTATCAGAAGTGATAACGGCTTCGGTTAAATGATATTCAGTTGCTTTTTCAATAGACTGGTTTGCAGTCATGTTAGCCCCTTACAGCCTGTTTGAAACTAGAGGATAGTGTATTAATTAGTTCTGGGCGAACTACAGTTATTTGTCTTAAGCTTTCATTAACAGCAAAGTATACATCTTCATGAGTTTTTTCAGTTAATAAACCACCAGGTCCTACAGTAAAATCTATGTCAACTATTTGATTATTTCCATCTACATAATGACTTGCTGATTGAAACTCTTTAGTGCTTGAAACAACAATCATTGATTCAACATCGCCTGATGAGTTAGTTGAACTTATCGTTTCACCTGCTTGTCTGAAGTTTACTATCCCTTCAATAATTAATTGTCCTAAATCAATATTTCTTCTTATAATTTTACCACTTGCACCAGATGAGTTTCCAGTTACAGTTTGACCAACTTTAAATTTTGAAACAAGTGCGCTGTCTCTTGTTGTTAGTGTAGTATTTGGAAAAGCTTTCTTTATATATTCTTCAAACTCATGTCGTATTAATGGCCAACCTTGTTCTCTTATATCGTCATTTAAGAGATAAAAAGTCCAGTAATGTAATGGAGTATCATATAAAATTTGTGATACTTGATCGGGTCTAAATCCTTCTTGTATTGTAAATGTATTTAAAAAAGTTACTTCACTTTTTATTTGGTCTATTACTTCTGCATATACTGAAATATTTTGAAAAATAGTTTCATCGACTTCATCACCAAACTTATATCCAACATCTGGAAAATCGTTAAAATACAACATTAGAAACCTGCCTCTATATCTGCTCTATCAAGTGTTTGATTCTCAACAAAGCTTAAAGTTAAATCAATTTCATTTGGTTTACCATCAACTTTAAAACCACCACCAGTTGGATTAATCGTGTGACTCATATTTCTAAGGTAACACTCTTTATATCTAGGTAAGTTTTGATTTTCTATTCCTTTAAAATTAAATCTTATCTTAAAGGCGTTTGGAAAATTAAAACCAAGCTTTGCATCAACATTTAACTTACCTACTGGAACATCAAAAGCTTTTGGATATAATTCTCTTCTAAAAAATTTTATAATGTCTTGAATAACTCTTCCTTCTTGTGGAGAAGTAGCTATCAATTTAAAAGTAAAAGTAAACTCTCTTACATTTACTCCTTGAAATATTGTTCTTATGTTTGGATTAACAGTCATCTTTGTTATATTACTTACAGCAGGTAAACTTCCGGAAGCAAATCTGTTTGCTCCTCTTACTGCAGCAAATCTTGCTAACTCAGTTCCCATCGGTCCTACATTAAAATCTTTATCTAGTACTGCCTTTGTTGCGCTTTTTACATCATCAAACACCGCTTGCGTTGCAGCACTTAAACCACCAGAGCCTTGCATTATAGCTTGCTCAGCCGCAGCACCAGTTACACCAATACCTAAACTCTGATAATTAACACCATCAACAAACGTTTGTGATACAGGAAAAAACATTTGTACTGTTCTTTCACCAAGCTTTGGAAAAAAACCAATAGGTGAAATAGTATTATCTACTTTTTTTAATTCAGAATTTTCTGCCTTACTATCTTTTTTTTGTTTTACAAACGTTTCAGTAACTGCGGCATCAGAAGGTTGAAAATTAAGATTACCAAATCCTGTGTTAACACCATCAAGTTCTTCTGTTGTAGCCACGTTTCTTCTTGCAAATTCGTTTTCACCTTCAAAGTCGCTGAACTGTGGATCAAGTTCTTTTTGAGATGCAATATTATCTTCAGTTTGTTTTAAATGAGATTTTTGAGATTTACCAGGTTTTGCTGATCTAAATTCCATAATTTGAAATGATACGCTTGCAGTGTAAGCAGGATTACCTTCAATGTCTAATGGATAATTAAGTGAATCTCCACCATCACCAGAGAATATTGATTTTATAAGTGATAATCCTCTTTCTGCCAAATCTTGGAGTTGCGGTGCAGCATTTTCTAAGTTTTTAAAAACGCTTCCTGATTGTCCTGCGATCTTTTCACCAAGTGGACCGGCTTTATCGAATATTGACATTATAATTCCTTATACATATATTAAAGTATTATTGTTTTATTTATATGGTTTATTCAGGTCGTTACATAGTTAAAAACAAAACAAAGTATAAAGGTGACTTTAATAACGTTATTTATAGGTCGCTTTGGGAACGTTCTGTGTTTGGTTGGTGTGATAATAACCCTTTAGTTAAATATTGGAGTTCAGAAGAAGTTGTCATTCCATATTACTATGAAGTCGACAAAAAATACCACAGATACTATGTAGATGTAAAAATAATATACGAAGATAAAACATTATTGGTAGAAATTAAACCAGAAAAAGAAACCATGCCACCTACAGGCCAAAAAAGAACTAAACAATACATTGCAGAAGGTTTAAACTATATTAAGAATATGAATAAATGGGAAGCAGCAAATGAATATGCAAAAGATAGAGGCTGGGAGTTTCAAGTATGGACAGAAAAAACATTACAAGAAATGAAACTTTTATCAAAACCAGTACCGGGTAAATTAAAAAAGTATACACCATTAAAGCCATTTCGTAGAAGAAAACGTAAGAAAAAGTTATAAATAGAAACATGAGTAATTTATTTCAAAAACTTGAACTTGAAGCTTTTCGAAAAGGTATCACACCTAGAACAAGAGAATCAAGAGAATGGTTTCGTAAAAAAGTACAACAGTTAACAAGAGTTAATCGTTCACAACTTATTAGGAATCCAGAAGTAAAAGAAACAAATACACAAAGATATGGTTCAATGATAATGTTTACTTATGATCCAAAGTTAAAAGATAAGTTACCTTATTATGATACATTTCCATTAGTAATACCAGTTGAACCGGCAAAAGGTGGTTTTAGAGGATTAAACCTACATTACTTACCACCAGTATTAAGAGCAAAATTTTTAGATAGTTTATTAGAAACAACAAACAATGATAAGTATGATGAAAGCACGCGATTTAGATTAACATATAATTTACTTAAAGGCGCAGCAAGATATAGATATTTTAGACCTTGTATAAAACATTATCTATTAGAACATGTGAAATCAAGATTTGCTGAAGTTGCTTCACCAGAATGGGAGATTGCAACATTCTTACCGATAGCAAGATGGCAAAAACAAAGCGCTAATAGAGTATATTCTGAATCAAGAAGGATAGCTAATGGCTAGTAGTGTAGATGAATTAAAAGCATTGGCAAACACCAAGCTAGGTTTTGCAAGACCAAATCGTTTTTTAGTAACTTTTCCAACTAGTTTTGGAGGAAGTGGTGGAATACTTGGCAGTGTATTAGGGTTACTAAACATAGGTGGAGGCGGAGCTTCCGGAAGAGAATTAAATATATTATGTTCTAACACTACATTGCCGGCAAAAGTAACTTTGACAAACGAAAGAAGAATTGGTATGGAGTTTCAAAAGGTTGCTTATGGTTATGCTGTTGATGATATTAGTATGACATTTTATTTAATGAACGATTATGGTGTAAAAGAATATTTTGATGCTTGGAGAAACACCGCAATACCAGAAGAAGGTGGTAATGCATTTACAAGTAATTATAAAAGTACATATGCTAAGAGTATAACCGTTCATCAATTAAGGCAACCATTGAAAGGTTTTAGTAGACAAGTTGGTCCGATTAGATTTGGATTAGGAATTGGAGGAGGAAGTGTATATTCAGTCGAGTTACTCGAAGCATTTCCTGTCGCTACAAGTGCGATTGAATTGAATAATGAACTGGACGGTTTAGTACAACTGACAGTTACTTTTGCGTATACAAACTGGAGAAGAGCATCTAATACGCAAGGGTTTATTAACATGGATATTGATACACCATTAGGTGGAATTGATGTATTATAAGGAGTAAATAATGGCTTTACCACAGTTAAAGAATGATGTGCCAAAGTATGAAATGACTGTACCATCTACTGGAGAAGTAGTAAAATACAGGCCTTTTCTTGTTAAAGAGCAAAAAGTATTATTAGTTGCTTTTGAATCAAAAGATAGTAAACAAATATTAAACTCAATGCTTGATAGTATATCAAGTTGTGTACCTAATATAAAACTTGATAGTTTAGCAACGTTTGACGTTGATTATATGTTTACGCAAGTAAGGTCGAAGTCAGTAGGTGAAACGTCTACAATATTACACGCATGTCAAAATTGTAACGAAGAGAATGAAGTTAAAGTAAGACTTGATCAGATAAAAGTTAATATTCCAGAAAATTGGAAAAAAACTACAGAAATAGAAATATCTAAAGATATTAGTGTTGAGTTAAAATTTCCAACATATAAAGATATTAGCTATTTAAATATTGATGATAATGCTTCAGACGCTGAATTACTGATGGACACTGTAGCTGCTTGTATGAAAGCAGTAAAAACAGAAGATGAATATATTTTAGTAAAAGACGAACCAAAAGAAGAAGTTGAAAAGTTTATAAATTCTTTGACTAATCAACAGCTTGAAAAGATAACTAATTTTGCAAGTAATGCACCTAAGTTATCGCATACACAAAATTATGAATGTAAAAAATGTAAAACCGAAAATAAAATTGAATTAAGTGGGTTACAAGATTTTTTTTAGTTAACCTCTCTCATGAAACGTTGATGAATTATTTTCAAACGAATTTTTTAATGATGCAGCATTTTAACTATTCATTATCAGAATTAGAAGAAATGCTACCGTGGGAGAGAGAGGTTTATTTAATAATGTTAAACGAGCACTTAGAAGAAAAAGCGCGAATGGAGCAAACACAAACAGGTAGATAAATGGCAACATTAGTAGAAGTTAACGAAACTTTAAAACGAGTAGACGATAATACCGAGAATACTAGTAAGGGTATTGATTCTTTTGTAAAGTATCTTCAAGATAATAGAAGAAGAGAACTTGAAAATGTAAGAGAACAAAAAAAGATAGTAACTGAAGATACTAAGACAAAAGTTGCGGATGCAACAAGTCGTGGTGGAAAAGGTGGTAGAGGTTTATTCGATGGTATAAGAAACGTCATGGCTGGTGCGACTCTCGCTAGATTAGCACCAATGCTTGGTAAAGGTTTGTTAAAGCGTGTTTTGGGACCTGCAGCTATTGCAGTATTTGC